CGTGTCCACTTTTGCGCCTGTGGATAACTGATGTTCATTGCTTTCGCAAGGCTCGGTGTAGTGCCGAACCAAGCGAAAACAAATAATTCCCATTTACTTTTCATCGTTTAATTTGTCAATTAAGTTAATGATTGGGTTAAATAGTTCCGCTATATGCGGATCGTAAGAATGTAACTGTTGTTGTGTTAAAGTACACTTTAAGATTTGCTCTAATTTGTTGTTCATAATAAGGGTTTTAAAATTTTAATTGTTTCGTGCATTCAAAATGGTAAATCGTCATTATCCATTTTAGAGTTACTATTCGCGTTATCTTTCGCATCATCGGTTAAACCAACTCCAGTCAATAGATACTTTTCGAATAATTGAGCAACCTCAATAACTTTAGCTGGGTTCTCGGAATGGTTCATATCAACTGAAGCCTTCAATGCTACTGCACGTGCGATTGATTCCTCTTTGTCCTTTGAGTTATTCGCTTGGTAGTTCCCGCCTGTGGAACTCGGAGTAAATGAACGCTGTTCCTGTACCCATTTAATCTTGTGACCGCGACCACTTGGGGTTATCTCGTAACTCTTTGAGTCACCAACCGCGAAGGGTGGTTGTTGTGATTTGCTGAACACAGTACCTGTGTCTCCGTTTTCCATTGTAACTTCGAATTTAAACATGTCGTTCCAAGTTCCCGCGCCTTGCACGTGTGTGATTTTTGATGTAGCCATCTTTTTATTTATTTAATTGTTAAATTGTTTTCGGTGTCTGTTGATCCTATCGCCCAAAGTTCTTTTAAGGTTGGATGTTCTTTTGCGTGGTTATTTATACACTTGTCGCACCATGATTCATAATCTTCGATTGATGTCCATACCGCGTAAAGTTCGGTTTCGTAGTGCATCTCGGAACATCTTTCGCAACGTTCACCATCGAAGATACTTGTTGGTGGGTTTATATTATCGTACATAGGTGCGCTCGGTTAGTAGGTCTTCCATTCTTTCAAGTGGGCTACGCGGTACACTATTGGCGATATGTTGAGCCAGTGCGTTGTAATCAAGTTGTTCGCTTGGATAACTTGAAGATTGTACGCATACAAATTTTTTCGGGTAAGTTAAGTTCAGTTTCATAAGTTTCTATGTTTTACGTTTTTAACTGCGTTTAAAGTAGATTCTAATTCTTGAGGAGTGAATACATCATTTGCGTATTGCTTAACGTATCTTTCAACTGCTAACTTAACAATGGTAAGTTCGCTTGATGTCAGTTGTAATATCCAAAACTTTTCCATAGTTAAGCAATTTCAAAGATATATATTTCACTTCTGAATGGTGAAGTAGCGGGAACTTCCAAATCGTAGGCATAAGCAAAGCCATCTTGATCTTCGTTACAGGTTAGGCTCATTTCATTTGCATGATGTTCTACCGCTTGGTTAGCGAGTTCTAAAGTTGGAAAGTCAAACACCTTCGCTTGAGTTCCTGATTCGTGAATGATTACTTGATACATTTTTTTATTGTTTTAAGTTGTTTTTCAAATATAACTTTAATAATAAATCGCAATACTTTTTATTTCTACAAATTTCAGTTTGCGTTATCTCTAGAATGTAATGAGCCATTTCAATTCGACTCATTACACTCAATTCTTTTTCAGTTTTATATGCCATATCCATTAGGAGTGACATCTTCAATGCTATAAGATTTTAATTCTGCTGTAACTGATTTCAATTTGTTTACAGCTTCAACATTCAAACATATCTCAACTTTTTTATTAGCTTCGATTTGAGCCTGTTCAAAGAATGCTTTGAATTCTGCAAGTAGTTGTTGTTCGTTTTTCATTTGTTCTTTGTTTTTGTTTGTTGAGCAAATATATGTAAACTTCTTTCTTTATTCCAAATAAATTTTAAAGAAAAATAAAACTTTTTTCATTTTTGTTGATTTTACGCGGGTTTCAGAACGTTATTAAATAGTAATTTAGACGCATTCTAAATAATAGATGAAGCAAAAGATAGTAAATAGTCTTAAACCACGTGCTAAAAAACCATATTCAGGTGAAGCGGGTGTACAAATTGCGGTTATTCAGTATCTTAAAATGGCTTATCCTACTGCTATTTATTGTGCTTCAGCAGGTGGAATGTTTACTTCGATGAAACAAGCCATAAAAATGAAGGCTACTGGGTACGTAAAAGGCTTTCCTGATTTGCAGATATGCGAACCAAACGAAAAGTATCACGGGTTATTTATTGAATTAAAGACCGAGAAAGGTGTGGTAAGCAAAGAGCAGAAGGAATGGATCAAACAACTAAACAAAAGGGGTTATTATGCGTCTATATGTAAAGGATTTGACGAAGCGCAAAAAGTAATTGATGGTTATTTCGCAGGAACAATATAATAAATACCGCATTTTTGCGAGGAATATAACCGCATCACAATTTGAGGGGGATGAACTTTTACACTCTACACTTTTAAACATCCTTGAAACTGACACATCCAAGATTAATGACATTGATTCCTACGTTATTTGTTCTCTTAAGTGGGAATATATAAGACCACGTACACGTTATAAGAAGTTGATTGGTGACTTTCAAGCTAATTGGACTGATTTAGAACCGCATCAATTTGAAATAGAAGTACACAACGCCCGTGAAAGTTGGATAGGGGCAAGAATTACCAATGAGCAACTTGACATCCTAATGAGTAGGCTTCCATTCTTTGAACGTGAGGTATTCAATCTATACGTTATGAATGGTTTTAGTTACCGCGAACTATCAAATGAGACTGGCATACCTGTAAGCTATTTATACGACACGGTCAAACGTGCCAAAGAGGAAATAAAAAAATGTATTAAGTATGACGAATAAAGAGATGTTCGAATATCGGATGAGCATTTGTAAAGCCTGTCCGATTTTTAATCACACAACCCGCACCTGTGGTACTGCGTTATCCAAACTCAATCCATTTAACGAATGGCAGGAGATGAACGGAGTTAAGTTTAAGCCTTGCGGGTGTTTTATGGATGTTAAAGCAAGAATGGCACTCCAAGAATGTCCTGCAAAGATGTGGACAGCACAAACTGACAATGATACAATCGAAGAAGCAAAGGAATTGATTGCAACCATTAAGAAGTCGGGAGTAGTTACAGGTGAGCAACGATCCGTTCTCGGCAAGTTAAAAGCCATTATCAATGGAGACACAAAGCCTATTAAGTTGAGACATTGTATTGGATGCGTAACGAAAATAGTTGACGAATTAACGCACCAACTTAAGCGCGAAGATTCCGAGTTGTTAGATAGTACAAATGAAGTTGAACACCCACAACCAAAAAAACGTGGAAGAAAACGAAGAACTCAATGAGCCTGCTACATTTCTTTTTTATGTCGTATTTGACGACCGTATTACTACATATTGGATTCTTCCTGACTCTAATGCGTTATCACTCCATTCGTTTCACAACTGATAACATAGTAGGTATGCTATTCACTTCCTTTACCTTTCCTCTATGGTGGTTTGGGTTGTTGAAGAATCGTGAATAAGTATTAAGGCAACCGATTGTATTTTAGTGCATCTTTGTAACGTTGAGTGATTCTTAAGGTTTCCCCCTTTGATTTGGACACTCAACACGTTTAAATCATTGGGGGATTTTTTTTAGGTAGGTCAATAAGGTTTTTTCCCGTTTTAATCCCTTGTCGTGTAACTATAATTAAGCGACTAATAAAAGCGATTGTGAAAAGAACCGCTATTCCGAGTTGGTAACGCAAGTGAGATTTCTTGGATAGCGAATAACATTAGTAATAATAAATCTACGCAATGCAGAGGTGCAACGTAGTGGTGAGAGGAAGTTAAAGAATCCTTACTAATGCCAGAGCCTAACTGGAACTTTTGGACAATGAGTAATTATCAATTATAGTTAAAGAGATAATTAAATAGGATTGAATTTTGATTTATTTGATTTAAATCTTTATTCACCTAAAAACCTAACTATGGAGTTAATTGAAAAATGATTATATTTGTAATAGATAACAACAATGATAATACTACCTGCACAAATCGAATCTATCAAAAGTCGTAAAGACCGAACTACAGCCATTGTAATAGGCACAAATGAATTAACACCCGACCAAGCAGGGCAAATCTTCAGTTTACAAAACTCGTTTGTCTATTGCGCTCTAAAAGAAGAAGAGTTTGCGTCTAAAGAGAAAGAGGTTCTTGATGAGTTAAAAGCCGACTTTGAAATAGAAAAGAAAAGCAATGGTCAAAGATTACGCAACGTGCTATATAAACTATGGGAACAAGATAAGGAAGGGTTCTTAACCTTTGCTAAGTTTTACGACCACAAAATGGAACAACTGATAAACCACTTTAAAACCAAGTTAGATGTATGATAAATAAAGATGATATAAAAGAAGGTCAACACTTTTGGGCAATTAGTGGGGATGAAATATTAGTTATTGCGTTATTTCGTAATAATTTTGAAGTGTGCGGTCCTTGGGAATGTGGAATTGGAATTGATGATTTTGAAATAATTGAATTGATTGAAATTCCAAAAGGTTACGAATCAAAAAAAATGTGTTATGTTTAAACAAGTACAACAAGTAAAAGAGTTCCGAACTGCGTTTGGTTTATCGAATAACGTTCACGACTGCGATAAGGAATTGCATCAGGCTCTGGTTACTGAGGAACTTGAAGAGATGATCCAAGCAAATAATCACGTTGAAATAGCAGACGCGATTATAGACCAAATGTACTTACTTATCGGTTATGCTTGTAACCTTCAAATAGAGGACAAATTAGAGGTTTTATTCGATGAAGTACACCGTTCTAATATGAGTAAGTTAGATAAGGATGGAAAGCCTATCTATCGTGCTGATGGCAAGGTTATGAAAAGCGATTTGTACTTTAAGCCAAATCTTAAGAATATTTTGTTAACATCAAAAGTTTAGAAAAATGAAGTTGAGCGACAAGATAACAATTACCAACGAAGATAATATGGCTTTAATGGCTCGTTATCCTGATAACTATTTCGGCTTGGCAATAGTAGATCCACCTTATGGATTAGGTAAAAGACTTTCTCAAAGAGGTGGTAAACATAAAAATACAAAGTTTGCAGTATTATATGAAAATAGTTCCCAATGGGATAATGAAACACCTAATGAAAAATATTTTCAAGAGGTTTTTAGAGTATCAAAAAATCAAATTATTTGGGGAGCTAATTATTATTTGGAATTTCTACCGAGTACACGTGGTATTATTTGTTGGGATAAAAAACAATATATGCCTACATTTAGTAGAATAGAGTTTGCTTGGACTTCATTTGATGCAGTTGCAAGATTATACGAAGGTACAAGTACAGATTTAAATAGATTTCACCCTACACAAAAACCTATTACGCTTTACAAATGGCTACTTGACAAATACGCAAAGCAAGGCGATAAGATACTTGACACTCATCTTGGTTCAGGTTCAATAGCAATAGCCTGTCACGATTACGACTTTGAGTTAACCGCGTGTGAGTTGGATAAGGAATACTACGATAACGCAATAAAGCGAATTAAAAACCATATGGCTCAACAAAAACTTTTTTAATATGGGATTACCAAAAGGACAAACCAACAATCCAAACGGGCGACCCGTTGGCTCAAAGTCTGAAAAGACCAAACAATGGGAGGCACTTGGTGAATCAATCACAGGACAACAAGCGGAACAGTTCAATGCGTTCTTGGATAAGCTATGGAAGTCACGTGATGACCAAGATAAGATGATAGCTTCCGAGTTGTATTTAAAGACACTTGAATACTTCAAACCTAAACAGGCACGGAATACAATAGTAGGCGATGCTGACGCACCAGTACAAATAATAATAAGTGATAAACTATAATATGGAAGAAGCAAGAGAACAACAAATGCACCACACTTACCGACTATGCGTAATGTTTGGTATGTGGCTACAACAACCTGCACAAAGAAAGAGGTTAGCCAAAGGATCAATGACCGACCTATTCCAAGAATGGATTGAGTTAATCAGCAACCAATTAGGAGATGAGTAAAGTAAAACTTACCCTTGACTATTCGACCATTACGGTTAAGCAATACGTTGACTTTATTACCAATGAAGGCAATGAGATTGGTCAAGTGTCCGCTATTATGGGACAACCAAAGGACTACGTTAGGCAATTATCGCCCGAAGATATAACGAAGGTAATTGAGGCTTTTAAATCGGTAATCGAGAATCCTGTAGCAGAACACAAGTATAAGTGGAATAAGTATGGGTTTGTTCCCGACATCAACAAGATTTCTTTTGGTGAATGGTTAGACCTTGAAAGCAACTGCAAGGACTTTCCAAAGAACCTTAATAAACTGCTTTCAATCCTTTACCGACCTATCCACTCGGAGATTGGTTCAAAGTACAAAATTGAGCCTTATACCGCAGAGCATTTAGGCAATGCGAAAGTATTTGATGATATGCCGCTATCAGTCGCTAATGGTGCGCTGGTTTTTTTTTCGAATATCGAAAACGAATTACTGACAGCTTCCCTCGAGTTTTTAGATACAACGATGATGAGGGAGATGGAGACAGCGATAACGATGATGAAGGAAGCGGTAGCGCAACAAACGACTTAAGTGAACGTTACGGTTGGTTTCACGTTATAGAAGAATTAGCGGATCGTGATGTAACTAAATTTGATACTATCACAGAAACTCAAGCCAGTACAATCTTTGCTCACCTATCGTACCGGATAGATTATTTTTCTTTTCAAAAACAACTCCTAAAAAAGTAACCTTTTGCGTCTTTAAGATATGGCTACAGCATCTTCACTCTATACATATAATGTCGTGGTAAGCAAGTTTCAGCAATTTGCTGAACAACACGCGTTAATAAGAAGGTTCACTCACGGACAAATCGCACAAGCGGACTTGGAGAAAGAGACCGAGTATCCGTGGATGCACGTTACACCTACAGGAATAAGTTTTGATAAAGGGCAACTTTCATACACTTTTGATGTGTTCTTTGCTGACCTTCCAAGAGATAAAGACGAAAAGACCGAGTACCAAAAACAAGCGATAAGCGATTGCATTTTACTTGCTTCCGACTTTGTTAATATGCTTGAGCTTGGTAATATCTTCGATGAATCGGTAGTATTGACCACACCAATAAGCGGAAGTCGTTTTGTAGAAGAATTTAGCCACGTTTTAACAGGTGTACAATTATCCATTGAATTGGCTGTTGACTATTTGTGGGATGCTTGCGATATACCATACATTGGCGACTAATGGCAAAGAAGGTACAATATACAACCAACCAACCAAGTAGCTCAACTGATTACTTGGCTGCTGACAATACTTGGAAGCCTTATTCGGGCGGTTCGGGTGGTAGTGGCATTCCTCACGGATCTACAAGCGGAACTGATACCTACACCACGACAATAAGCGGGGTAACTTCATTAAGCGATGGAGATGCGTTCTTAATTCGATTCGTTACTGGCAATACTACAGGTTGCACGTTAAACATTAATTCACTTGGTGCTAAAACACTTTATAGAAATAATGATGGCGCATTAATCGGTGGGGATATTGTAGACGGTGCAGAGATGTTGTGCGTTTATAATTCAACAACTGATGCATTTCAAGTTATAGGAACTGCGCCAAATACATTATTGTCATATGTGACAAATGCAGAAGCTACAACCATAACCAAAGGACAAGCGGTTTACGCATTCGGTGGTCAAGGAGACCGTTTAAAAGTTAAGTTAGCTTATAATACAGGCGATTCAACTTCAGCTCAAACAATAGGTGTTGTTTTGTCAACTTCAATAGGTGCAAATCAGAAGGGTTTAATTATCATGCAAGGTCAAATTGATGGCTTGAGTTTATTCCCTACTTCAACTTGGGCGGATGGAGATGCGGTGTACTTGGGTGCAACTCCAGGTAGTTTTAGTCACACTAAACCATTAGCACCTAATCACTTAGTATATTTGGGGTTCGTGACCACCGCAAGTAATGGTTCAGCAGGTCGAATGTATGTTCGTGTGCAGAATGGTTACGAGATGGATGAACTACACAATGTTAGCGCGGTATCTCCTAATAATAATGACATCTTAAAGTACAACACAAGCACTTCACTTTGGGAGACAAGTAACGCATTATCTACTAAACAAGATACAATAACAGGCGCGGCTTCTTCTATTACAAGTTCAAACCTTACTAACTATCGCGCTTTAGTTTCTGATGGTGGTGGTAAAGTAGCGGTAGCTGCAACTACATCAACTGAAATAGGCTATTTGAGTGGGGTAACTTCCAATATTCAAACGCAGTTAAATAGTAAACCTTCAGTATCTAAATCTTTTTTAGTAGGTAATTTTGGAAGTAGTGCAGTTTCAGCATTTGGGACATTATCTGGAGGATTTGTAAAGTCAAATTTACAAACTATTGGTAATGAGTTTCAGATGAGAACTATAATGCCTTCAGCTTGTACATTTAGAAATTTTACAGCTAACGTAGGAGTGCAACCTGCTACGGGTAGTTTGGTTTTGACAATGCGTATGGATGCAGTAGATACAGCTTATACATTAACAATAGCAGCAGGAAGTTCTGCATTTGTTTTTCAAAATACATCAACATCTTTGAGCGTTGCTAATATGTCAACAATTACTTTTAAAGCAGTTAACAACGCTTCGACTACATCGGGGGCAATAGTAGCAGTTTCAGTAATGGTAGAAATATGATATACGAACTAATAGAAAAGAATGGCATTCCTTGTATTGTAGTAAATAACAATATATTTTTTGCTTGGAATCCAAACGACATAGATAACTATGGATTATTTATGCAGAAGTTAGAGGAAAAGGGGATAGAAGCCTTTGCTCAATTATTGGCAGATGATTCAAACACAGCATTCTTAACTTTCATAAATGGCTAATAGTCCTTTAAATGATTTAATCAATAAGTTTGGTGCTGACGTTGTAGAAAAGGCAATGCAGAATCTCGGTGCATATCGTACCGTTAAAGGAAAGAAAAGACGTGCGGTTGCATCGGATACATTACGTAGATCACTTGCATATTATTACAACGCGAAGAAAGGTAAGTTAGAGTTCTTTGCGAAAGGTAAAGCGAGTCAATATGCTGATGTAGTTGAGCAAGGTCGTAGAGCAAACTCAAAGCGACCACCTATTGAAGCCATTATACAATGGATGAAGATAAAGCCTATTAAGGTTCGTTCTTTGGATGGCAAGATAGTTAAGCAAACACCCGAAAGAATTGAAGCGGCTGCGTTCAATATTGCACGTGCCATAGGTCGCAGGGGTATACCTCCACTTTATTATTGGCGCGATGCGGTTAATGATTTAATTGATGTTTACGAGCCACAATTTGCGGATGCTTTAGGTAAAGAAATAAAAATTGTAATTGAAGATAACCTTCAAAAGAAAATAAAAGTATGATAACGACAAAGATTACAGGACTTTCGGCTCAAGGACCTACCGAGTTTAATGGTCTTGCATTTAGTAATAATGATGTAGCCATTACAATGGCTTCAGACAATGTAAGCCAACCAGGATTTAAATATATTTTTATTATTAACGATTACAAGTTCTACGTTGCGCCAAATGCAGCTTTGAATGGTGTATTTAATTGTAAAACTATATTTAATCAGTTGACGCCTACTCCTATGGTATATAATACAAGTGATGTATTAGTACACATATCAGAACCATTATTATCAAGATTTTTAAACGTTAAAGGATTTGTTATTCTATGTTATGAAGGTTGGGAGATAGGCGGCGTGTTTACAGAGGATGAAACCAATGGAGTAGAATATCAATTAATGGTAGTATATGGTAGCGGTAAACAAAACTTTATCGTGATGGGTACAAACGACACCAAGCCATTAGCACTTTGTCAAGCCTATGATAATACACTTGGATTTAATGCTGAAACGGTAGCTACTGCAATTAACCTTCCTGCATCACTTCAAAGCGAAACAATAAACTGGCAAAAAATATCTCGTTCAAATGTTTCAGGGCAAGAAGATAGCGCATATAGAATACTATCTTGGATTGCAGATAATGGAGCTTTTGTAAATACTAACTATCCATTTTTAACGATTGATAATTTTCTATTTGAGTTATATAATGAATTAGGAACTATTGAAACATCAGTATCTATTCCATTTACTACAAATGAACGTTCATTATTTCATTTACCAACGGGATTAAAGAACCTTGTTAATGGTGGATATATAGATGAAACAACCGCAGACAATACTGCGTATTGGACATTGGTTGGAGTTGATGCAGAAGATAACGAAGTAACCGCTAAATATGGTTATTGGCTTGAAAGTGATTGTAAGTATAACCCCGTTCATTTGTACTGGCTTAATCAAATGGGTGGCATAGATTCATATTCATTTATTAAGAAAAACGAAAAATCCATAGAGGTCGAAAAGAAAAGATACAAGCAATATTTGGGCGACTATAATAATGCCACAACTGAAAATCCTTTTAGTACACAATCTTATTCACGTTCACTTACTGAACGAGAGCCAATAGTAAAAACATTTTTAAACCTTACAAGTAATTGGTTAACTGAAAGTGAGTTTAAATATATGAAGGACTTATTCCGTTCAAAATCCGTTTGGATGGTAGATGATAACGTAGATGGTTATTCCGTAATTCCTGTGGTAGTTGAAGATAACAACTACTTAATGAGACGAGAAAGAAATTCACGTAAATACAATCAAAATATTAGATTGCAAATTGCTAATGATAATGATTTTATAAATATTAATAATACACCGTATCCAATACCTGAACCAATAGCGTGTACTTATGCAGATAACTGGGCAAGTAATATAGGTAGTGCTACATTACCATTAACTAATACAACTGGTTCTTATGTAGAAATAACAGCTATAGCTACAACTTCAGGAAGATATAGAGTAGTAAATCCATTTAATGCTGATACTACCCCATTTTTTGTTTATGGTAATACTTATTATGTTAGATTAGAATTTAGTAGCCCAATACCCGGAGCAGGAACTGGATACTTTAGATATGGTGATGATGGTTTGGGAGGTTATTTTGTAACTTCTTATAATGCTGCCGATACTGCAGCACCTATTGAATTTAGTTTAGTGTGGGGTTATAATAATTATTTCAGATTAAACTTGCCAACTTTTGTAGGTGTTTATACAGGTGTTATTAAAGTATATCTTGGATTTGGAACTTGCCCATAATTTATATTAAATGGAAACAGCACTTATAATTTATAGTCAAGGTGATAACGTACCTACGTTAGTTGACCTTTACGAAAATGAAACTATTGCGCTACAGTTCAACTTTAGTGATATAAAGGACTTAAAACCGCGTGGATCTTACTCGCGAACTTTTCGCATTCCTGCAACGCAAACCAATAGTAAAATATTCGGGTTTATACAAGAGAATACATATCAATTCGCATCATTTAACCCGAAGCGAAAACTGAATGCAATTATCACAGTTGACACTATACCGATTCTTGAAGGTAACTGCCAATTTAAGGCTTGTTATACAAGTAATGGAGATGTGAGTGAATATGAAATAGTTTTCTTTGGTAACGTTGTGGACTTCTTTAAGAATATTGGAGATAATGATTTTAAAGGTTATATTTCAACACAACTTCAAACCGATTACAACTACGTTGTTGAATATGACAATATAGCAACCTTTAACGCAGAAACTGATATTTACTTAAGCCTAACCGATAGGGGGCAAAATTGGGTAGGTAATGTAGATGATGCAAATTCAAGATGTATCAATTCTACAAATAAAAACGTAGCAGCAAAAGCTGGAGAGTTAACACCATTTGTATCGGCTCGGTATATCTTTAATAAGATTATAGATTTAAGCGGTTTTCAATTAGGTAGTAATTCAAGTACATTAACAGGTGAACTTGACTTTATGTATATTCCGTGGACATCTGAAGCAGGACAAATACAACAAGGTGGAGGCAATCCCGAAACTGCAAAATTTAAAGTTGAAGGTTATACACCCGATGAAACTTTTGTAGTTGGTGACTTTGCAAATGAGACAATAGGCGGTTATACTAACTCCGTTTATCACTTTCCAACGTTAACCGATGTAACTAATCCAGGCGGTAATATAACTGCAAACGTTTATACCGCACCATTTAGCGGTAATTATAAATTCGGTATTTACTTGACTGCACAAGTTGACACAAATACCAATTCGACAATAGGAATAAGATTCGTTAAAACGGATTTACTTGGTAATAAGACATTTGTTAACTCGGTTGGTAATATTGCATTTTATACCTACGATAGTCAAGGTAATGATGTATTTTATACTAACTCTGATAGGTTTGGAAATAACCAAACTGCAAACGTATTTTTAGAAACAGGTGAAACTATTGAGCCTGTATTGATTCAAGCAGAACCATTTAATACATCTTGGACATCATTTACGGGTACATTTACTCTTAAAAGTGTAACATTCCAAAGCAATGAGATAACAAAACCTTTATATGGTAACGTTATAGATTGGTCAGCAAATGCGCCTATTATGAAGTGTACCGAGTTTATTGATTCATTGTTTAAGATGTACAATTTGGTGGTAGTACCTAACAAGATAAATCAAAAAGAAATTGATTTAATACCATTTACCGAGTACATCTCGCAAGGGGTTTCTAAAGATTGGACACAATTACTTGATATTAGTAAGGACATCACACTAACTGCTACAACGGACTACCAAGCGCGAAAGAATACATGGACTTATAAGGCAAGTTCTGACTTATTTAATAACCTTTATAATACACAAGGTGACCGCGTATATGGTAGATTAGAGTTAGTAGATCCACAAAATGATTTTGCAACGGATGAACAAAAGATTGAGTTGTTTTTTGGTTCAACTCCGATAGTGCCGATTAAGGCTACATCTTATGCTATTCCTAAATTCGTAAATGAACAGTATGAATATACCGCACCTAACCCGCGTATATTGTATAAAGTAGGCGAAACAATTAACTTTAATGTGTATAATGACACAACTACGGGAGTTAACCAAGTAACCGCTTATATGTTTAGTCATTATTCGGATTTCTTGCCTGATATTACAACGCGTGATTTAAACTTTGGACAGGAAACACCACTTTGTGAGGTGTCATCTATTCCATATAAGACATTATACGCACGTTATTGGAACGAATATATAGAGAATATATACGCACCTGATGCGCGTATATTAGAAGCATTCTTTTCACTTGAATTTGCGGACATTTACAACTTCAATTTCAATGATAAGATATTTATTAAAGATTCTTATTGGAGAATCTTGTCAATTAGTGATTATGTAGTAGGTACGCAAGACACGGTTAAAGTTACTTTGATTAAGCAAGTGACAGCAGAACCCGATTGTCTTTTAACACCAACAGGAATTAGCGCATTTGGAAGGGTTTTATTTGAAGATGTAGATGGAAACCCTGCAGATGCTACCCAAGTTTGCTGTGAGATATATAATTATAATTGGATTGATGGCGGTTGTTATGCATTCTCTCGGGATTCCGATGGAAGCGGTAAACCTAAACCAGCAAAATTAACAAGCGAAAAGATATTAGCCAACCCACCACAAGAAGATAAATCGGGATTAGTTGTAACTGATAACAACTTTGTGGGCATTGGTAATGACAATTCTATAGTGTTAGGTAGTGGCAATAGATTAGATAGCGGTTTAGATTCCGTTTTTGTAATGGGCTATAATGCAAACGTATTGAATGCAGGTGCTACAATCGGTAGCGCAGGTGCTTATACGGGAGAAATGCAAAACGGATTGATTCCTGTTTGGGGTAAAGGTGACTTTACTAACAATACAACTGCAATCAGTTTAGCGGCTTATGGATCAACTTACATGAAGATGCCAGATGATTCCGTTTGGCTTGTTAAGTTGCGTTTAATGGTTGGTCAAGTGGGTGCGTTAATTGATGCTTCAGTAAGCGGTGAATATAACTTACATATTGTACAAAGTGGTGGTACTATAAGCCTAAAGAATGTAACGACAATAGATGAAACCGCTATAGATATAGATGGTAGATTTATAATAACTTTGGATATTGTAGGTAGTACGTTTGCAATACTTGTAACTTTAGAAGATGCAACCTCTTATCCGTACAATTCAATAAACATTAGCGGTCAATTAACATACACACAGTATCATTATGAATAATCCACAAGACACATTTAAAAATATCAAGGAAATGTTGAAACTTGGAATAGGCAAAGACCTACCGAGCAAAGAAAATAAGTTGTCAAATTTTACAACTAACCTCATAAATTTCACTATTTCTGCGTCTTTAATTATAGGCATCATTATGCTAATTAAATTTATATTCTAATGGCAAATAGTAAAGTAAATATAGAGGTAGATATAGACCTTGACCCCTTAAAGAAAAGTGCCGATGAAGCTACTGATAAAGTAGAAAAGATTGGCACGAATGCCAAAAAGAGTGCAGAGAATGGTGCGAAAAGTTTTAAGGCTTTTGCTGGTAACTTGGTAAAATCACTTGGGATTATTACCCTTGTATCAAGCGCGTTAAATGTAGTTAAGGATGTTTTAGCCAGCAATCAAAAAGTAGTTGACTTCTTTAGTGTTGCAATGGGTACTTTGGGAGATATGGTTCGTGACCTATTTACCTATGTTACTGAAAATGCAGGAAAGGTAGTTAATTATTTCAAAGCAATTTTTCAAGATCCTTTAGGTGCAATTCAAGCACTCGGTCAAGCAATACAAGACAACTTAATAGAAAGATTTGTATCATTAGGTGAGACATTAGGTTTAATAGGTAAGGCAGTTGCTGAATTCTTTGCAGGTGACTTTAGTAAATCTTGGGAAACACTTAAAGAAGCAGGTAAAGAAAGTATTGATGTCTTAACTGGTGTAGATGATACGGTAGATAAGGTAGCTGAAACGGTTACTAATGCAGCAGAAGCATTTGGTAAATATGCTAAAGAAACTTGGAATGCAAATGAAAATTTAGTCAAATTACAAAATAATGCAAAGTTAGCCGCAGCAGAACAAGCAAGATTAGCAGAGAAATACGATAGAGATGCAGAGTTATTAAGACAAACGCGAGACGATGAACGTAAATCTATTGCAGATAGAATTAAGGCTAATAATGAACTTGCCGATGTTTTAGATAAGCAAGAAAAAGCGGAACTCGCAGCAGCACAAGCGCAAGTTGATGCAGCAGAAGCAACCTACAATCATACTAAAAAAATAGATGACCAAGTTGCAATGACTCAAGCATTAGCAGCAGCCGATGGAGTTAGGGCAAAGATTGCTGGATTGCGTTCAGAGCAGCAGATGAATGACCTTGCATTAAGTAAGGAAGAGAATGAATTATTAAGAGTTCAAGCAGAAGCCACAAATAGATTAAGCCTTGAGGCTCAAAAGTTCTACGCAGGTCGTATTAAATCGGATGTTTTACGTTTAACAGCATTGAAAAATATTGCAATGCAAGAGCGTGAGATTGAATTAAAAAGATTACAGGAACAAATTGATACTTATAATGTAGGAACACAGGCGCGAGTTGATGCAGAAATAGCTTATGCTGAAAAGAAGCAAGAATTAGACCTTCAAATTAAGGCTCAAGAAGATGAGATTAAGAAGGCACAACAAGAAGACCGCAAAGAGCAAGAAGAAAGAGAATTAAAATATCAAGAGCAGAAGTTTTTATTAGCATCTCAAGGCACTCAATCTTTGATGGATTTAAATGATGCGTTAACTGCTAATGGTATAGTAAACGCAAAGCAATCATTTAAGATAAATAAAAGCCTTCAAATTGCTCAAGCGACTATAGCAGGTTATCAGTCAGTCAATGCTGTTTTAGCGGATCTAACTATACCTACTCCTGTTAGGATTCCTTTGGCTATTGCTACGGGGATTAGTGCCTTTGCTAACGTGGCTAAAATTGCTGCTATGAAATACGATGGCGGTGGTAGCGCACCAACTGCACCAAGTTCTAATAGTGGTGGAGGTGGCGCACCTGCTGTTGACCTATCATTTTTAAATGTAAATGGTAATAAAGCACAACCTTTACAAGCCTACGTTTTAGCTACCAATGTGAGCAGCGCACAAGAAGCGGAACAAAAAATAAAAGACCAATCAAAAATCATAAAATAATGGAAGAAGTAAAAGTAATCGAATACACTATTGATGATAGTGGATATTTAGGAGTAAATGCAATCTCATTAGTTGAGAATCCTGCTATCGAAGTTGACTTCGTGGCATTGTCTAAAACGCAAATTAAACAAGCGGCAATAGAAGAAGGTGAGCGCAAGATGTTGTATGGTGCGGTGATGATTCCCGACCAACTTATTTACCGCGTTAATGGTGCAGGTGAGGCTTACTATTGCAAATATTCAAAGGACACTATTAACAAGATAGCGCAAGAGTATTTAAAGCGTAATATGCACCACAATTCTAACTTGGAACATCAAGTGCCTGTAGCAGGATGCGTAGTTGTTGAATCGTGGATCAAAGAAGGCGAACACGACAAAAGCCAAAACTTTGGTTTCTCCTTTCCCGATGGAACGTGGTGTATTGGTATGAAAGTAGATAATGATGAAGTGTGGAGTGACATCAAACAAGGTAATGTTAAAGGGTTTTCACTTGAAGGATTCTTTACTGAAATGAGTGAAGAGTATTTAGCAGAGCAGGAGATTGAGAAAATTATGAAGGCATTAGCCGATGAATTGAGCGCGTTGTAATAGATTACACCCGTGCAGGTGTATTGTTTACCCGACAAACAAAAAAGCCACTCTCGTTAGGGTGGCTTTTCTGTGAACTTAAAAACAATTAGAAAAATGAACAAACATTACCCGAATGGGATGACACAAAAGTAAAAACAAATTTGAGTTTATGCGTCTATTATACAAAGTAATTATCAACACTATGAGTAAAGTTAACGAAATCGTTTCCAAGTACGCAGAGAAGCTAAAATCCTTTGGGGTTAGTTTGTCAGCTGTGGAAGAAGCGGTAGAGCAAAAACAAATGGCTATGGCTGTACTCGCGGATGGTACTGAAATCTACTCACCCGATGCTGAATTTGGCATTGGTTCTGAAATCTTTGTTATGGATGCAGAAGGTAATCCTACCCCTGCTCCCGATGGAGAACACGAAACCGCCGAAGGTAAAATCTTGGTTGTAGTAGAAGGCAAAATCAGCGAAGTAAAAGACAAGCCAGAAGAAGAAGAACCAAAGGTTGAGATTGAAATCGAAGAAGTTGAGCAATCATCTTTCGATGGAGTTTCACGCGAGGAGTTCGAAAACACTATCAGCAAATTAATCGAAGGCTTTGAAGCCAAGATTAACGAGTTGACTGCTGAAAAGCAAAACCTATCTGCAACTATTGAGAAATTGTCTAAAGCACCTGCTACCGAGTCAGTGAAGAAGGCTAATCCAGTTGCACAAAAACAAAGCGCAGAACCTACACCATTCAAAGCAATGGATGCAAGAAGTCGCGCATATCAAATAATCAATTCTAAAAAATAAAAAAAAATGGCTATTACTATTAACGGTACATACGCAGGTGAATTAGCATTACCATACATTCACGCTGCTTTGTTGAGTGGTGACACTTTGGCAAAATCTTATGTAACACTTAAAGAAGGTGTTAAATATAAAGCGGTTCTTAAAAAATTATCAAGTGCAAGTGTTGTTCAACCTTTCTCTTGTGATTTCGCAGATCCTACTGATTTAACTTTGGATGAATCAGTTTTAGTAGTTACTGATTTGAAAGTAAATTTGGAAGTTTGTAAAACTGAATTTGCTCACGATTGGGAAGCGGCTCAAACAGGTCGTGGATTCATCAATGATGTAGTTCCTACTAACTTCCAAGATTTCTTGATTGGTTATGCTGCTGCTAACGTTGCTCAAAACATTGAGTTTACAATTTGGCAAGGTGACACCGCAGGTACTTACACTGCATTTGATGGTTTCGAAAAGAAATTGAAGGCAAATTTGTCTGGTTCTGCTGACCAAACTTGGGGTG